TTCGTAGGTCTTCACGAATGCCGTCCAGAATTCCGGCGTCTCGGGCGGCTCGCCATATAGCCGAAGTATCTGCCCACTGGTGGGGCTGGTGTTGTGATTCAGCCGGCCGAGAAACAGGAATTCCGTGTCAGAGAGGGGGAACAGAAACTGCGAGCAAACTTGGTCGGCAGGGTTTGCATACCCTGCTTGCCCCGAGGCCAAAACGGTTACGCCTGGGGACACAAGAAACGTGTATCTATCCCGGGCGTTAGCTATTGACGTCTCGGAGATCGTGTGGAGTATTCCGAACTTCGTGTAGATCGCAGAGCCGAAAGTAGTAGCCCCGGACGTGCCGGCAAGTGATTCCGTTCCATAAGGCGACCAAGACGTTCCATCCGTCGTTACTTTAAGTTCGCTCCACCCAACAAAATCCCCTTGTTTGAATCCTGCTACAAAAACACCCTCATCTCCAATCGGAATGCTGATCGTAATACCAAGAGCACCCATAACACTGCTCAAACTGGATATTGAGTTGTCAGCGTTAATTGATGCGAGTGCAGAGCGAGAGGCCCACAGCTTGTTGTTGGAAAGCGGGTTAATCACCAGGGGCTGTGGGTGGTAGAAAGTGTTAGCCCCCCAGTAATTGATGTTTGCAGGGTCAAAATTTGCGATGACCTCGCTTCCGTCCACTGCGCCAAGCGTCCCTACACGCCCAGCTGCAGTATGCTCAATCAGTATGTATCCGCCGTTTCCAGCCCCGGAGATGTACCACCGGTTCGTCGCGGTATGCGCCTTCCACAGCTCCCACGTCGTCCCGTCAAAGGACCGGTACACGCTGGTCGTTGTGGACGATGACCCGCCCGTGAGGAACAGCACCTGACCAGTGCTGTTCAGCGCGCAGGCGTACGTGAATGTCGTGCCGAAACTGAATACCAGCTCGGCGGATTGCACGTCTTCCGAGAGCCGGTAAATTCCAGTGCGGGATGCCGCGTATATCCTCGACCCGTGCTGTATCGCTGTGACGAACTCCACCCCATAGTCGATCATGGGGAGGAGTTGTTTATCTAGGACAGGGAGGAATGCCACGGCTCAGCCCCTTTACGCCGTGGGCAGCGCGACGACATAATGTTCGATGACCTTCGTTTGTCCGCTGACGAAACTCGGGTCGATGTTCAGGTCGGCGCCGATCAGGGCAATCGTTCCTTGAATGCGGGGTGCGGTGGTCGAAAGCGTGCCATCGTCTGCCGCGGCGACATGGCGATACCACGTGGCAGTACCAGTGGCGACGATGGAGCCGCTCCACGTTTCGGATGGCTTCTTCGCCAGGACGCCGTTGACGGCGGCGGTGTCGAACAGGATTCCGGTCCCGGTGCTGTTGAGCGTGATTGCGCACAGCAAGGTCGCGCCGCCAACCGCAGCATCTGCGGTCGCCGGAGCCGCGCCTGCGTAAATGTTGATCCGGCCGCCATCCAGCGCAGCTTTTGCCGAGCCGGTGGCGAGCATCGCATTGCGCAGGCCGGTCGAGGTCTTGATTGCCATGGGTATTGCTCCTTCGGTGGATTACGCGGATTGCAGGTCGATGACGGCCAGCACGCGCAGAAGAAAATCAGGGTCCGGGGTTTTCGGAGATGCGAGGCGGACAGCCGACAAGAGGATGCCGGAGGCCGCGCCCTTGCTCGGTGTGCTGATGAGCGCAAGGCCGCGAATCGTCGTCTCGGCGTCGAACTCGAATTCCGCACGGTTCGCAGAATTGCTTACCACTCCGCCAGAAGCTGCCGCGGTGTTGATCGCAATCCGGGTCGATCCGGTGTAGTTTGTCAGCTCGCCCGCGAGCCCGATGAACGTCGCGGCGGTGTCCGTGTCCTGGGGGGCGTAGTCGTTCCCATAGGGCACGAGATACCACGCGGTTACAGGTGTCGCGCCGTTGAGCAGCACATCCAGCGCGTGATTGCGCCCTTGTGCTGGCATGATGTTGTGGATTGTTTCGCGCTCGACAACTACGCCCGTTTTTCGACGGACGGTCTCGACGGTGTAGGTAAAGCCGCTTTTCGTGGTCTCATTCACAGTGGGAATCTCCATGTGTATTACGGTATTTCGTAGGTGTTGGCGAACCCGGTCCAAAACTCCGGCGTAATCGGCGGCGCAAGATTTATGGTGACAGGCCCCAGAGTACCCCACCCACCACCGCCCCAGTCCGCAACATAGTCAACAGGAATATCCGCTACTTTCACGGCCTCGCCAGCGTTTTTGATATACAGCTCAGGCAGTTTTTCTGTTGAGCCTGGAAAAGCCCATGCTGGATACCAAAGGGCTCGAATCTCTCCATAGGACATTCGGATTTGATTATTAATGGACGGCGCTATGTCAACATAAAACCACGGAGTCCATGTTTGCCCGTCAACTGAACCTTCTTCGTATGCAATGTCCGCAGGGTAAAGCGTCTGTACAGAGCCGGGAGAGAAGTTGTGAACCTGCAACATGCCGAACTGAAACCAGTTTAAAGACGCAGGAAAGTTTCTGTAGCACTTGATTCCAAGCTCAATAATCATGCTTGCCGCCTCACAGCATGTTTTCCTTGCGGACCAATTCGGCTTCAAAATACGTGGAGGCTGCGGCGACGGTTGCTTCTGCCCCAAACAGGGACGACACCAATTGCCTCATCCCGTCTTGCTCCCGGTACAGCATTGCCGCTCGGGATGCCTTCTCGGTCGCCGTCGTGTCTTCCTGCATGTTCTTGACCTGCCCGTCCCGCGATCCGATGACAATCCCGCGCTGCGAATACCACGCCACATCAAGGGCGTTGTTGATTCGCGTGCTCGACCCTGCCGCAGCGCCGTAGGGAAGCAGATCAACTAGCGCCGCATCCCCTGCGATATCCGCGCCGGCCAGCCAGTACGTGCGATCGGCCGTTGTGATGTAAATGCCTGCCTGCATTGGCTCCACAAGGGTGATGCCCGGCAATGGGATGTATCCCCGCAGCGGGTTGTGCCACGTTGGCGCGTAGGGCTCGGAGTAATACAGCCCGTTGCGGTCTGCGGTCAGCAGCCGGCCGTTATGTACGCGAACGATGAAGCCGGCAGGCATGGGGCGAAAGCCGAGCGTTTGCAGTTGCGCCCCCTGCTGCGGCGTTACCGGGAATCGGTAGGTGGATGCAGTCGTGGTGACGGCATGAAACAGCACGTCGCCGTTGCAGGGCGACACGTAGATGCGTTTTGTCCCGGCAGGAAGCGTAGAGACTTCCAACACCCCGTTCTCCGAGACTTGCACAGCAACCGGCCAGGACGATCCAGACTCTTCGCCGTCCGGAGATTCGAGGGTGATTGCCACCTGATACCAGCCGGCAGGGAGTGCGCCGCCAGAAGCCCCTGCGACCGATGGAGCGGAATCCGGGACCGGAAGCCCGGCAGTCTCGCTCACGCCGTCACGGATGCGTTCAAGAACGACACCGTTGCTCCAGTACAGGTCGCCATTGGAGAAGCGGGTGAAACTCACTCTCCGCCCCGGCGTCAGCCCGCTACGCACGACCTCGCCAGCCGGGAAGGTCTTGAGGTCGCCACCATCCACGAAGTACGCGCCCTGCTCGTCCGCCCACAGGCTATGACAGTCCGCTCCGGCCAGCGCAAGCGTGGTCCCTTTGCGCCGTTGCAGCGTGCCGGCTGCGGTCAGATCGACATTGACCGCGTTGCGCAGATAGTCACCCACCCGCCGACCGCGCTCTACGACGGTGAGCTGGTGGTCAGGCAGGCGGTTGTTCATGCCTGCGAATGGACCAAGTGGTGTCGTGTCAGCACTCATGTTTTTCTGCGCTTCCAGTTGCGCCACGCGCTCGGCGCGGCTTCGTCGGACAGAAGATCAACGCCCAACGTTGGGAGAGGGAGTCGGGCAGGCTTCACTTGTACCTATTCCTGGTTGATCTATGAAGTGACTTGATGCTCCTAGTGTCATGGCGCACTCCTGCGCGCCGGGGGTGGCCGTTAGGCCGAATCTTTCTGTGATTGGTTGCTCTTCCGCCTTTGAGTTACGGGCGCGCGAGGGGGGTTAGAACGTCGGCGGAATCTCGACCGCGCCGATTGCGGGACGCGCGCGGAACGGGTTGCCGTAGTAGTCCCACGACACGCCGACCGGATTCGCGAGACCACACAAATGCGACCACTCAAACGGCGCCAGCGAGTCGGGATCGCGGTCCAGAGGGCCAGCAGCAGGCAGGATCGGGCCGGGCGTGCCGGCAGGCGCAGGCAGGACAAACACGTTGCCGTAGCAGTTGGTCGCATCCAGCGTGACAGTCGAGCTGCTGTTTACGAT